TGGACATTAGGCCCTCTGGCACAAACTCCCTCCAAAAATACTTCCTGGGGGTTTGTTCAGGCAGTGATTACTCACTGCTCGGGGCTACCGCTATTAAAACTTGTGACTCCCTTATCAGGACTCGGAGAAAACTCCACGAGACATGATCATCGGCTATTGCCGAATCACATGCTACCTGCTTAAGAGGTCACAATTTTTATTCGGCGATTAGCCCGGTCGCTTTTCAGCGCCAACTCCGGCCACCGGAGTTCATTTTATTAAGCCTTTATTTAACTACAGTTTGGTCTGTAGCCCCTATTTACGCTGGGGGTAGCGGTTCATAATACATACGTGGCAAACCTGTAAAGAAAAATGTTTGAAAATCTTCTCCAGTCGCTACGTGAATATCATAAACGAGGTCATTAGATCCATTGCCTTGAATGAAATAATCAAAACATTCATTGAAGACATTTAATCCAGTCAAATCCTCTGTTTTACCAGGTGTGAATCTATTGTTCGAATAATACGGAACTTCAAATTCCAGGATTGGATTGACCTCTGAGCGCCCATAAGCCGCTCCCAAAACACCTGTAAAAGGTTGTTCAGGAGTAGGCAGGAGTGTTTCTCGATACATAATTGCTTTAGCAGCGTCTGTCGAGTTAGCATATCCGGGCATCAAGCCTTCGTTTCTAGCATATGCTGCTCCAAAGAGATGTGATCTCTGAACATACATAGTCATGTGGTTACGCTCATTATAACCACCACGAGGCAACAATTTATACCTAATAGATCCCCTCCACCCAGAAAAAGCATAGGTGACCCAATGCAACATGACAGTGTTGCAATAGTTATAAGGGGCAGCTGCGGCAGTCTGTTGAATAGCACCAGCCACATTGCCTCGCAAATAAGGAAACATATTAAATCGACCTGAGACATACGCCTCACCAGTGGTGAGAAGCCCAAGTGAGGTCCATAAATTGTATCGGTGAAGAACTGATCGAAAAGAACTGATAGCTTCACCTGTGAACACTTTATTAACAAGTGATGTGTCCGTCCACTTGGGCCCCAATGAATCAGCTGACATTTGCAAAGGGGCCGATGGTTCTGTAGTATTCTGACTTTCTGAGACCAACATTTCTCTTCCTGATTGTGGTTTAAACACGAAGGATTGAAAATGATCATCAGGAACAAAAACTTCAAAATCATCACCCATCGATACAAAAACATTAACTTCAATATCATTGTTGACAGTGGAATTTGGGGTCGTCAATTCGTTTACAACATAAATGCCAATAACTCCGTTTCCAAAGAACTCGGGGGCAATATATGGAGTTGCGCTGTACAACTCGGTAACAGAATTTATTCCAGGTCTAGCACAATTCAATAAAGTCTTATTCTGACCGTTACCAACTTCGATAGTGAAATCTGTCTTATCGGCTATATCTACAATGTTTAGATAATTCGTATTGTATTCAGTACTCGCAAAATAATTTGGATCATAGACAACTTTCAAACGACCTTTGTGAAAAGCTGAGCAAACGATCTGAAATCTAAACTTCATTGTTCCAGTCCAATACTGGAATGGCATTGCTGCCATAGCACAGGCTGGAAAATGATAACCAATCGGTGGGGTTGAATTTACAGCCCAAGTACAGGGGTCAACACGAGCATTCCATAATAGAGACTCGGGACCAACGCCTGTAGCCCAGGTGAAGGAAGTCAAATATGACTCCCTGCTTGCAATAGATCTGATATTCAATGGATCACCACCCCCTAGTCCTGCAATTCTAGGGTCTATTGTAAGTTCTTGTTTATCATCCAATGTCAGCTTTTGGGCTCCATCCCCAACATTTGTTAATGCTAGAGAGGAGGCCGGTGTGGGACGATAAGGTTCAGGATTTTTGGTTACGGTCGGTCGACTGTAACCAAACAACTTGGCTATAGCCGCGGTTGTTGTCGCTGCCATCTCAGTCGCCATGGCAAAGGGTCCAATATATGGGACCCCTGTCATTGTTGCGGCAAACTTAGCGACGGCTGTTGCGGGACCAGAAATAACTCCCTTACTATTGACTTCATCAGTTTCGTTACCAGATTGAGGAATCATGGTGTCGACATCAACTGAGGTCAAAACAGATAGGGACACATTTTCAGCCCATGCAAAAATAGATACAGTGACATTGTCGGCTGCACCATTCGCATGTTTCAATGGGTTTATACTTCTGAGTCTCAACTTACCTAATGCACTCCAATCAGAGGTTGGAATTTTAAGATAGTTGAGATGCCAAAAGAATGGCAAAGTCATTTCACCACCCAACGATGTTGTGGGATCCAAATAAATGTGCGGCATCTGGGATGCCTGAACAATTGAAGCTGGATCAACCACTGATAGCGTGAGTGTATCGAAAACATCAAATGGTTCATAGTATGCAATGGCTCGACCGTAGTGGAAACCATTACCATTTATAACAACTTTGATTTTAAGATCACATCTCATAAGATTAAAATTACTTATCCTATTTGAAACCCGAGGGTTATCAAAATACAAGGACCAGGGATCTATATCCGCTATGAGATTACCACTAACTATCCAGTCATAGGTAGCAATTTTAATGGGGCGCGAGAAAAAGTTCTCTAGCGCCGCATCATTTGTGTCTTGCAACTTTCTGGTAGGGTCCATTGTTGAGTCCATGGCGTAACTATACGGATCAACCTGGTCAGAGAATTTAACATTCTCATGAACGGAAGAACCCGCAGTAGCGCCAGTGTGGGAATCATTATTCTCCATACCAGACTGGGTTTTAAGGTCCCAATCCTGCCAACCAATGTTGGTCTTAATGCTGTTTATTTCGTCAGAGCTCTCCTGAGCACAGCTTTCCTGATTTACCATAATTACATCTAAAATTTTATTAATACAATTACCAATCCATATTTATGTACAAGCCTGTCAGCGGATTAGCCAACAGGAGCGGTGTAATTTACAACTGGGCAGAGTGAACCCTCTTTCGATCCCCGTTAGGGACTCTTCTTACATGCAAAGCCTATGAAATATTTTACAAAACACACAAAGATCAAAACAAACACGGTATCCATATACATGTAATAATTTTGCTAACCATCAGATTTAAAACTGGGATGAATTTAACGCCTTCACAGTGGCGGGGCCGGGACTTATAGTCTCCCGGCAAACTAAGGGCAGTATTGTTCTACCCACTCAGCGGCACGTTGATTATACGTGACATTGAGCATCGTACACATATGCGAAATTTCAGCCTTCTTGGCAACTTCTTGCATTAAAGCTCTCTGTTTCTCATACTTTTCTTCACCATGGTTAAACCATTCTCTCAGTGCTCCGTCAATATTGATTGCACAAGCGTGCTCTCTAGTATTAACACAATTCTTCTCTCTAATGAAACAGTGTAAAGATTTGTATATTGACTTATCGACCAAAGCCCCAATATGCACTCCCAATTTAGGGTGATACACACTAGTTCTTTTGAGGAACTCGAAGTCCTTCCACGGTAAATACTCAACTAATTCAGATTCTTTATCCGGCATCGTGTACGTTTGACCATATGATTCCAAGAACTTGGAGACATTCTTGATGTTGAATTCTGGGTATCCTTCAGCAACTGATCCTGAATTGTCATCTCCATAGACAGCCAAAGCACACACCTCGTTAAAAGGGGTTTGAGTGTCTGGATATGTAGCGAAATAAAAACAACGCATATTCAGAGATCCACAAATACTATTGATAATCACAGTAAGTGAATTGCCACTAATATGTGAACCTTCAGTTAATGATATCAAATCACCATTGAATGCAACATAAGCAAATACAATGTCCCCACACATGGCAGACATAATTCGCTTATCCTACTCAGTATAGTTGCTCAATCCTGCGAAATCAATTAAAATACGCAGCGATGCTAATATGAGTTGGACACAAAGTTTTTGGTCGTATTTTCCATAATCGCCCGCCAAAATTCGGTCAGTACCAAATGTTGTAATGCGCTTATGGAGAGCTTCCCATTCTGGTCCGTGACAATTTATGCCAACACAGCACTCAGATGCAATAGGATTCATTTGTAGAACTCTTAGAACAGGTAGATAGTATTTTCTAATCAAATAGGTCAGTGAAATGCTATTACCATAAAATATTCTACATTTGGGTTTGGACAAAATTTCGTCTTTCTTACACGCTTTGGCTATAGGATAACCTCGTTCTCCACGACGGTAACAATCCTCTAAATGTGCAATCTCTTTCAAAATTATATCATCCAAAATCCTATTGTTGGGTTTGCCCTCTTCCGGGGGTAATTCAATTACGAAATCACGTTTTGGACCAGAAAGCGGAAAGCCAACTGATGTGTCCAATTTGATTGCGTCCATAAATTTAACACCCGGAATGCCACACAGATTCTCATGATCTGTTAGTGGTCTTGCCTTGCACCATAATTCACTCTTGAAAATAGGAATTAGGGGCCTCTTGTAGTCAACTACAGCTTTTGCCAACAACTCATGTGGGTACGGAATTGCTGGGTTAGCCATATTGGCTAGGCATTCTTGCCATCCTTTCCATTCTGGATGCAAAACTGGGCCACGATAAATATTAGGTACTTTACACACCTCTTCAATAATCGGGCTAATAGGAGTTTTCTCAACATTAGTAGTTGCCACACCACGACCTATACAAGATCCATGATATTGAATCTGAGATTCGGGGGGCAAATAATTGAGTGGGCTCTTGGGATGAAGATCATCAGTTCTGAGGAATTGAACCCCTAAAACTTCCGTTCTAAACTTACCAGCCTCACCAGTTAAGACGACACCTTCCATTTTGCGAAGTTCATCAAAAGCAACAGATAATTGCTGTTGTGTTAAGGAACCATAACACCCTCTCGGTGTTCCTGCTGTTCCTCCTAGATGAACGCCCAAAATGCAGCTACCATTGGTATCCGATACCAACGTGGCTCCACACAGACCTTGAAATGTATTCATAGTCAAGTTGCTGTAAAGACCACCATTAAAATGGCGGTACGTTGTTACAACTTGAGGTTTGGTAACACCCTTTGCAGTGATGATTTCACCGTTCTTTTGTCGATAATGCAACCTGAAAGGTACAGAAGGCATATCACCAGTAGGAAAGAAATTCACCAAGTTTTTGAATGACCCCCCATTGGGAACATAACAAACTCGCAAATCAGTGTTTGGGACAAGATGAGTGGCTGATTTGGAAATCCTAGCTACGAACTTACCGCCGCTAGATTCCGGATTGCGCTTACGAAAAGTGCAATTCAATAGATCTCCGAATTCATCAAAGTAGTGATTTGGTATAAGCATTACATTCGATGATAACATCAATCCATTAACCATGCCAGCACTGTCACCTACATGAATAGATCCATACACCAGAGCCTTGTGCACTACTTGATCAAGTTGATCAGTAGACATTCTCTCTGATGTTTCTGAGATGGGCAACTCCCTCACGACCATCGAGGTCCATGGGTTATATTCCGCATCTCTAATTTTGACTTCATCCACAGTTTTGGGTTCGAGTGAACCATGCTTATCTTCCTTTCGGAAAGCACGATAAGCTCTTGCCAATCCATAAAGTGCAGCCAACCCAACTGCTGAATAACAGATTGTTTTGGCGTAACTATCACGATACTGGGCTACAATGGGAGCAACACCCATGTTCTTCTCCCGAAGTCTTTGAAACATTTCCTCCTCCACCTCAGAAACAATATCCTTAGAGGATTCAATTGTACTGTGGATTGTGAGGCATAGGATGATAGCGCAAACTTGCCAAGGTGCTATTAAAATACAAACACAAGGCAATAATATAGCGCGAATCCAATTATTGCGTACTCTACATCGAGCCTCGTCAATAATTTCATCATCCTTATAGAATTTAAACAATCGTCTAAAATTCTTATGTTCCAATGCTTCTTTGGGCACAACAACTGCCCAATCAAAATCTGATAAAAATTTTGATCCTTTCCGATAAAGCAACTCAGCAGTTCGTTTATCGGTATCTTCCCAAAATTCCTCAACTCGATCTCGTCGAGCTTTAGAATCGTACCACAGTCGCCAGACTGATTTAACAGTTTCTCGCCCGAAATGTGGTTCTAAAGGGTTTTCTGGTGTGCATGGAGCACACACAAGGGCTTCATCACTTGTAGGATGATCAGGACAATTGCCATGAATATGTATACACCCTTCGTGTAGACATTTCTTCATATTATTGGCACGAGCACGCATGCCGGCCAACAAGGCTTCTTGATTTTTCCTGTGATTATCGAAACTCTCGATAGCCCACTGAATACATTCTCCCATAGAGACATCGACCATTTGCTTGCCCCTCCACCAAAGTGGGGCGTAGCTTGCAACAGTTTTGAGATTGGTTGGCTTCACAGCCGTCTCAATTGTAACGGTCCAAATATCATCATATATTGGGGGCACATATTCTCCATCTACTGTGTAAAATTCTCTAACTTTCGTTGAATCAATACCACAGCAGATATCACCTTCCATTTTCTGGAATTCCGGTTTGGCTCTAACAGTTAACACAATCATTCTGCGTTGTATAGAATATGGACAATTCGAATATAATCCGGCGTCTAAATCTTTCTTGTTAGTCGTTGCCATCGCGATCCAGGGCTCAACAAAGCATTTGCCTTTAGCAGACAATTCAGCCTTTGGAGCGTAGTACATTTGATTATTTATAACATCTAAGATAGCTCTCGTTGGTGGTCTCTCCACAAACGCTGACTTCTCATTTGACACATCATCAAAAATCATGACGAGCTTATCAGATGTCCAGTTGGACATAAATTTATCGCCAGGATTGTATGCACACCTGTATTCCTTATCCACGGGCATCGATTGACTTGTTAATACTGCATCAACGATTTGGTCTCCCATGGTGGTTTTGCCTTGAGCACTGTCTCCGAAGAGTTCAATAGCCCAAGGCGAGTGTCTAACTCCTGAAGCAATTTTCATTGACACAAAATCATTCTGAACGATAAGTATCTTTTGAAATTTGTCTAAAACCAACTTCTTTTCTGGACCTTTCAACGAATGAGACAGATTGAGTAAATTGGTTGAGAGAATATTGAGACGATGCTCAAATTCTTGATCAGACACATTGGCAAACTTCTTGAGATTGCCGTTTTGGACGAGATCATACCAGGCCATTACCTGCGCATATTCTACGTCCAGTTCCATTGCAGATCGATCGTTGATCAGCAATGGTTTGAGCGATTTGGTTTGAAAACACAAATATGCTCCCTCAGTAAAGAAGACGACAGTTTCAAATATGGCATCAGCCACATCGAATGCAGTCATATATTCATTAGTGAGTTTGGGTGCGAACAATTGGAACTGACCTAAATTGAAAGTAAGATCAGAAACGTCGCACAAGCCCAAAGTACAAAGGCAACCAAGAAGTACTGAGACTTGCTTGAATGCCCTATTGGACTTGCATAGCTGCCAGTTTTGTCTCATGTCCCGAAGGCACATGAGCCAATCTGGTGTGGCTATGCTGCTGCTCTGGGGTGTCAGAAACAGATTCTCGATGAAGTCTTTCACAGTCTTGAAAATAGACTTTGAAACTCTACCTTGGACCCAAGTTAGGACTGAGGTAGTAACACCCAAAGTTGTGGTTTGTTGCGTCAAATTAACAAGCAATAAACCCAAACCTTCGACTTCTCTGACAATTCTATCAGGAACATTGATGCCAGCAAATTTTGCTAGCAAGTCAATGGTGAAAGATGCGGTTGAGATTGACTCCAGACCGAAATGAGGATCGAAAACCTCATGTTCATCTACGCGTGATAAATCACATTTGTAAGCACGTTTTTGCTTATTGCGCCGATTATTTGCTGCTATCCTATTATAACATTTCTGTTTATAAGCTAGCCGGCGATGCTCTTTCGAAGAGCTGGACCAGAAGTTGTACTCCCAGTCCGAAGCGTCATAATTTACCTCTTGAAAACGTTTTGATCTTATAGAAACTTGCATTTTGGTTGTTGGAGGTGAATCTTCACTTTTGATGTACGGGATTAAAATATTCATATCGGACCCTATTCATCGACGCTTTGGGACATGTTGTTCAATCAACACTTCTTCTAGTTCAATCAGGTTATCGGGTTTACCCATACGGAACCGACCTACTTGAATTCGAATTAGTGGAGAACCTTTCGTTATTTGTTTGCATGGACCAATATCAATACCCCAACGAAGGGGGACATGTCGGGATGACGAAAAACCGAACATGTTGTAAACAACTATGAATTGATACCTATGCGAACATTAAAATCGCCTAGGATTCTCGTAACTTGATATATAGTTACACGTCTTACTAACGAAGACAAATCTTTTATGCCTGAATTGGCAAGGGAATGAGCAAAAGCTCACACCCAAATACTTTTACTGTAAAAACAGAAGGAGAGGAAAAACCTCACCTGAAACAATTTACACTAAATAAAACAGTGAAGGATGACTGGCATGTCACCCTGATTGTTCCCTACACAGTGTAGGACACGGACTAGAACTCTAACAGAGAGTTCGAACCGTCGTTGTGGTTTCCATAAAAACATGGAATGGTAGCTAGTTTAGCACTACCGATACTTGGAATAAAATCTTTGAGTAGATTAACATAGACAGGTATATTGGTCTATGAAGGAACGCGTAGTTCCTCCAAAGACGAACATCGCTGTATAAGGGCAAATGAATGCCAAATACTCTACAAAGACTGCATACGGGGAATTCCCGT